ACAACCGGTGAAGCGAAGGGTAGATGAGGATAGACACAGGTTTAGGCTCCAAGCCTAATCCATACTTACAATCCAACTTGAAATTGGACCGTGTTTATGTGATCCGATCCCTAATAGAATGTCATTTGTTAATCGGAAATATATAGACCTCTGTGTATTGTATTTTGCACATTGTCGCTGGAGATTACAAACCTCCCCTGTCTATTGTCCGGTCTATTACTTGACCTTTCGTCGACCCGTCATTTAAAAAGGAGCCATATGGCTAGGTATACTTCAGAGGCAGCGGCCAAAATGGTCGGAAACAGATTTGATTTGGTGTTAATGGCATCACATCGTGCAAGAGAATTAAAAAACGGGCATCTGCAAAGAGTTGAAGGAACCGATGCAACAACAGTGGTTACTGCGTTGAGAGAAATTGAAGAAGGCAAATATACTAAAAAAGAATGGTACGATAGTTTACCAAGAAAACAGAAAGGACAGAGAGAATGAATATCACATTGAGAAAAGCTAACGCGATCCAAAGTTCTATCAACGATGCTATCCGTAGCATTAAGGTTGAGAAAACTATTGAACTTACAGAGTTCCAGGATCCTGTAGTTGAATTACAAAAGGCAAATGACAAGTTGTTTGCCAATGACGCTCGTCGTCAAAAGTTGTTGTTGGCTTTATACAACATTCGTGGACTAGTTGGTGCTGCAAACGCCAGTGCTGGCATTGATATGAATCTTGCAAAGGCAGCGTTCATCGACAAGCGTATTACCCAACTAGACGAAATTGCAAACAGTGACTCTGTTACTGATATTGCAGTTATCAAAGGCAAGTTGGACAAAATCCGCAACCGCAAGGAAGAAAGCCGTGCAAGTTTGTACGGTCGTGATGACACAGTGTCTACTAGTGTTATTGGCGCTGAACAGGTAGATCAAGCAAAAGTTGAGATTAAGAATCTCAAGAAGCAGAAGCAAAAACTCAACGACGAAATTCTTGAGTTAAACATCAAGACAGAGATTCCTCTGACTGATGAAGTAGTGGCAACACTACAAGCAGAAGGCTTGATCTAACAATTATTGTGTCTAGGGAAACCTAGACACTTTAATCAAATACACTTAGCCTAGACATAGTACTAGGTGGTAAGGACGATACACCCCCGTTGAGAAAAGTATTAAGTGTATTTGATTAAAGTTATAGCGGGTTGGAGAAGAGGAATCTCGGGAGTCTCATAAGCTCCAGATCGGCGGTTCGAATCCGTCACCCGCAACCATTTCGGAGTGTAGCGCAGTCTGGTAGCGCACCTGGTTTGGGACCAGGGGGTCCAAGGTTCGAATCCTTGTACTCCGACCAAGGAATATTGAGGAGAAGTATGATTTTATTTCGACGTAAAAGGGTAGTAGTAGATTGCTTTATAAATCTGCCGCCCGTTTATGAACTGTTTAAAATTGACTATGCGCATCGGTTTGTTCCGCAGGCATGGAAGTCAATGCCTGTTGCCAACGAAATGAAACCAAATACAAATCCAGCAAGTAAAATCACAATCCCAGTGTCTACTATAAAACGATGTGTAGGATTGACCAATCTGTTTACAACAGGATTCGTATTGCCCAGTTGGACCGATGTTAATATCGAGATGATGGCCGATGGTAGATTTAATATATATGATCCAATGAATGTACAAAAAGCAGATCCGCACCCAGATTGGATGTGGTGGGGAGATCTTTACAAAGGATACAATCATCTTAAATTGTACAGTCCTTGGCTAATCAAAGAAAAGTCAGGAATAAATTTTTCTTGGCAACAATGCGATTGGCACAATACAGATCGACTGGCAAACTTTCATGTGTTGTCTGGAGTTATTGATTACAAAGCACAGCATAACACACACGTGAATGTATTCATGAAAAAGAACAGTTCTGTGAAAATTCAGGCAGGGGATCCGTTAGCTCACATTATTCCGTTAACAGATAATGATGTTGAGCTACGCAGTCACTTAGTTGACGACACAGAATACAACAAGATAGCAAATTCATTTACATCAAAGTTTATGTGGTTTGGACAACATAGGGCATTGCTGAACGCAAAGAAAGAACCTAAATGTCCATTCAGTTTTAAAAAATAATGTAAATATCACCAACACCGCGGGATTAGTTTAATGGTAAAACAGCAGATTTCCAATCTTCGGTCGGGGGTTCGATTCCCCCATCCCGCTCCAAGGATTCTATGAATAAAGTTATCGACTCAAATGAAGTATTTCAAAAATTTGATTTCAGTTCTATAATTAAAGAACAAGACAATCATGAAGTTATAGAAATTATTAAAAAAATTGTAGACAGCGGTAACTATTTCACCAACAGTCCAAAATATCAAACCAAAGAAAATTTGTTCGCCCGTACTGAACCAGTTTGGGTAAAGTATAGAATGAGTTTTTTAATGAGCTTGTTCATGTATCTCGGACGCGAAGTAAAAGTATCAAATATGATGGCATGGAGTTTTATGACAAATCTCGAGGGTGCCGAGGATCGTGACAATTTGTGGCATCATCATTGGCATCCACAAACTCCGAATAGCAAAATGATGAGCGGGATATTTTACCTACATATACCCGACGATGTTAAAGATAGAGATTACTGCGGTACAGAGATGGCACCAAATGGTGTTGCCAGTGATGATAAATTTTTTGTTCGTCCTACCGACTTTAATTGGTTACTGTATCCGAGCAGTCATTGGCACCGTCCTGGAATTGTGCAAAGTGATCAATATAGATTTATATTGGCTGTAGACATAGAATATCAATAAATTTTCTGCCGATAGGTAAAGGGATATACCAGTAGCCTTCTAAGCTATTATTCCAGGTTCGAGTCCTGGTCGGCGGGCCAAGTATTATGCGGGCGTAGCTCAGTTGGTAGAGCACTACCTTGCCAAGGTAGATGTCGTCGGTTCGAACCCGATCGCCCGCTCCAAAGAATGTCTTGACAAGTATGTTAATTGATGCTATAATATATATGTAAAAATGTAAAGCTGAAGGAAAACGGTATGATTAAAGAGTATGAAAGCATCCAAGGGGATAATTTAGAAGAAGCCGATATGGCTCAATTGCTGTCAGTAACTGCTAATGCAGATGCTGTTGCAAGAGTTCGAGCTGCCATTCCAACTGGTCCAAGCCAGAGCCATTGCGATGAGTGTGGTGAAGAAATTCCCGAAGCTCGCCAAAAAGCAGTGCGTGGATGTAAAACCTGTATTGATTGTCAAAATCACATAGATAGGATGAAGAAAAATTATGGTTGATACTTTGTTAGCATTATGGTTAATGGCATTTGCCAATAATTCCTATAATGAAATGACAGCGCCGCCTCCAGTAGTTAAGGTAGAGAAATTAACAGTGCCAGCAGAATTGTATTATCCGGAGTTAACGGACAATATGTGGGATCCAAATTGGATTAACAAGAAAAGTTAATCTGTGGCATCTTTACAACACCCCGTTAATTTTGGTTGACGGGGTTTCTTTTTGGTGCTACAATAGACAAATGATAGAAGTAAAAAGTAAAACGAAAACAAAAGAATTTGAAACCCTGGCCCTAGCAATGACATGGGCTAAGACTGTAGATGAGTTCGTTACCATTAATGTTAATGGAATGGAAATAGTAGGACGATTTGGCGCTGACAGCGTTGTTGACGGCAAGTGTCCAGATGGTGTAGATTACACTTGGAAAAAACGGAGAATATAATGCCTTGGATTGAAAACGTAGCAGCCGCAGATATTCCTACTGGATTCCATCACGACTGCGGTCCTAACAGTATGCTGATCAGCATCGTGGATCCAGCCAGCTGGCGTCCTGAAGCCAAACACCAATTCAAAGAGCGTCACAACTTTGAGTTCCTGGACATTGAAGAAAAAGACTTCGCCTTAGACGAAGCCATGCGATGCAGCCAAGAGCAGGCAAACGAACTTGTTCGTCTACTGCAACACGCATTAGAGAATCGTATGAACGTGGTTGTTCACTGCTATGCAGGTATCTGTCGAAGCGGTGCAGTTTGTGAAGTTGGAGTTATGATGGGCTTTCAAGATACAGAAAGATTTCGTAGCCCTAACTTGCTAGTCAAGCATCGTATGATGAAAGCATTAGGTTGGACATACGATGAGAATGAGAAGCACGTACCATTAGCCGGTGATGAGTTTATGCGTCAAGATGGCGATATCTAGTGGTTGACATTTTGAGTGTTTGATGCTATAATTGTATATTAAACAGTGAAAGGCATCAAATGGCTGGCAAGGCAAAATCGGTTTACTTAACAGTAACCACAATGGATCATAAATCTGTTTTTCATCGCATGTTTTTCAATGCTAAACAATACAATGATTTTGTTAACACAGATGAGTTTAAAGCAAAGTACCCAACGACAGAATTTAAAATTGTAAAAGAAACTTACTAAAGAAAGGAGCGTAATATGCCTAGTGTATTCTTAGTAAGCGATACACACTTTGGACACACAGGTGTATGTCGCTTCACACGTAACGATGGAGTTACAAAACTTCGCCCATGGGACTCAGCAGAGGAAATGGACGAAGCTATGGTTAAGGCTTGGAACGAACGGGTAAAACCCACTGACAAAGTTTACCATTTGGGTGACGTTGTTATCAATCGTAAAGCGTTAAAAATCATGTCAAGATTAAACGGTGATAAAGTATTGATCCGTGGAAATCACGACATATTTCGAGATGACGAGTACCGCGAATACTTCCGTGAGTTACGAGCTTACCATGTTATGAACGGTATGATTTTGAGTCATATTCCTGTTCACGCTGATAGTTTAGGACGTTTTGGTGTTAACATACACGGACACTTACACGCAAATCGTGTACGTAAAGCCCGTGGAGTTGATGCTAGAACTGGAGAAATTTTGTACAGCGACGAACCGGATGTGCGCTACCACTGCGTTTGCGTGGAACAGACTCCTGATTTTGCGCCAATCTTGTTTGAAGATGTTATTCGTAATATTGAAGCAGAAGGCGGAACAGTAGGGTTTAAAAACGGAAACTTCAGTGGGGCTGACTAATAAGTTAGCATTTAATAGGGCCTTAGGGCCCTATTTTTTTGACTATTTTTATGTTCTGGAAAATTTCATCTGACATAAATATATGATACAGGAATTGACATCCAGGAGTTAAAAACATGCCCTTACAGATTCGCAGAGGCACCGAACAACAAAGAACAGATATTGCAGCACCATTCGCCCCGGGTGAATTGGTGTATATTACCGATACTCAAAAATTATGGATCGGTGATGGCATTGTTAGAGGCGGTGTACAGGTTACAGGTTTCAATGCAGAAGATGCAAGAGATGCGGTAGGTGCAGCATTGGTTGCTGGTGTGCATCAAAACATTTCATTTACATACGGCACTACACAAGACACTGCAAATAGAATTGATGCTACAGTTAGTCTTTCTAATCTACTCGGTGATTTAAATTTAAATAGTCGTAATATTGTAGGAACAGGAAACATCCAGATTAATGGAATGGTATTTGCTAATTCCTTTATTGGGTCTGTTTTTCCAGACGGTTCGTCTTTAGGTGGACGTGCTTTAGTAGACGGCGGTTTAGCCAAAATTGAACTTGACGGTACTGTTAAAGGAAATGTAATTCCCGGAACAACCAATGCTTATGATCTAGGCTCAAATACATTTAAATTTAAAAATCTATATCTTCAAGGTTCTGTTACTGCTGGCACATTAACTGGTGCCTTAACTGGTAACACTACCGGGTATCATACAGGTGATGTTAAAGGATCGTTATTCGGTGATGACTCTACAGTCATTATCAATGCTGCTGGGCCTGCAATAATAACTGCAAATACTATTTCAACAGTAACATTAACTGCTACTGGTGAGTTCTATTCAAATAGTATTTCCACAGCTGACAGCAATAACACTGGTTTAGAAATTTATTCCAAACGTGGTAACGGTATTGATTTTAATACATTCAATGGAACACTTGCTAGTCCAACAACAACATTAGCCGGAGAGTATGTTGGATCTATTACACTTAAAGGTAGGAATGGCTCAGCAGCTTATGTGGTGGCAGGAGCTATAAATGCTCAATGGGATGCGACTGCAACATTATCCGACGAATATCCAAAATCAATAGTAAGGTTAATTGCAGGAGCGGGCAGCACCAATACTAAACAAGCATCACTAAGTGGAGTGACAGGTGTATTCACCGCTCCATTACAGTCAACTACGGTATATTCTGTAGCAACTACAGCATTGCCTAGCGCAGTAACAATGGGTGTAGGTGCTAGAGCATTTGTATCAGACGCTACCTCTACAACATTTGCAGCGGCTTATGTGGGATCTAGTACTAACAAAGTTCCAGTTTACTCAGACGGCACAGTCTGGCGTATTGGCTAATATCTAACTAATTTTTGTTCATGGCAGTACCGGCAATAAATATTGCCATGAACAACATCACAGGTATAGTTAATAGTCCATATATAGATTTACAAAATCATATCGACCTAAAATCCTACGACATGCTCCATTCGGAAATATGTCTTGGTTTTTCTAAAGCGTCTCATTTAACAATAAACGGTTCACAAATAATTAATGAAGGGTCTATTAATCCCGGAAAATTTAAACCGTTATACGAAGCTTATAAAGAACTTCGATCGTTACCTGAATCCGATCCACTTAAACAAGCCGCACAAGGACTTGATTATAATCAACTAACCACCTATCTAAAATATGCGTTTGGTGGATATGACCTTTACACTCGGCATGTGCTATTTGAAAATTGTACAGAAGAAATAATTTTAGGTGAAGTAGCCGAATACTTTCCTAATGTAATAAAATGGATCTTGAATTTAAAAGACATTGGTGTTTTTTCAAACATTGACGGTGCTACATTTTTTCTATTAGAAGCTGGCGGTGTCCCGTATGAACACTGTGACCCGGCACCGTCACCAGAGTCAGTATCCAGGGTGCCAGAATTTATACATATCAAGACAGATCTCGATAGACCGTTTTATCTAATTGATCCGCTATCAAAAGAAAAAACCTACATCACAACAAGAGCTGCATGGTGGAATGAAAGAGATTGGCATGGTGGGGAACCTATTCTTAAACCTACGTATACATTCAGAGTGGACGGCACGTTTACTAACGAATTTAAAGAAAAGATATTAAAAAATGCTTAAGGGAATATTTGGAAACCCATACATAGACCTGTCAACCTATATAGATCTTACAAGTTTTGACAAATTGCATCCTGAAATATGCAAAGGGTTTGCAGTAGCTAGAGATATGGCTGCGGTTGGCAGTGTTGATGTTCCAGAAGGATTTATGAATTTAAAGGTGTACAACGATCAATTTAAACCATTGTATGTAGCGTATAACGATCTTTTAAATTTATCAGATGATAACCCTATAAAAATTAATGGTAAAGAGTTAAAGGACAACGAATTATCTACCTATCTAAAATTTGCAATGGGTGCATACGATCTGTATTCATTTTATGTGCTTTATGATTTTAAAGATGGTTGGAGAGAGGACGAAACAATACGGGGAAGGCAAGGAATAGCTGATTATTTTCCAGCTGTTATTTCCTGGATCGATAGTCTTGTAGAGAACAAAGTTTTTTCTCATATTGGTCGTGCTACTTTTTTTGTACAAGAAGCAGGTGGCATTTCTTTTGAGCACAAGGACCCATCGGTTGATCCTGAATACCCGGACGTGCCTAGCGAATTTATACACCTGAGTCCTTCTTTAGATAGACCGTTTTATGTTCGTGATTTTGAGACGGAAGAAAAAACTTACATACGCACTAGAGCCGGTTATTGGAATGATCAAGACTACCACGGCGGAGATCCTGTAATGAAGCCTACATATTCACTTAGAATAGATGGCAGGTTTACTGACGAATTTAAAGCAAAAATAAAAAATGGATTATAAAATTATATGTACAGGTAATCCTAATACCGCAGGAATACCTAACGCTATCAGTAAACAATTTCCAGACACGACATTTATTTCTTTGACGTTGGGCTATGATCTTGTGTCTGAAGAAGGGCAGAACAAATTCAAAGATATAATTAAAAATTTCAATGTCTTTATCAATGTTGCCCAATTATCAGACGGCGCTCAAGAAAAACTTTTAAAAATAGCATACGCATCGGGTATGCAAGGACATGTGTTTAATATAGGAAGCATAGCGGAATACAAACGATGGGAATGGTACGATGCAGATTATACTGCCGAAAAAAGAAGTTTACGAGAAACCAGTTTAGAACTGTGTACTGAATTTTTTAAAACTACTCACATAGTAACTGGTGGCTTTCAAGATGCAACTTCTGATCATCCAGATAGAATGGATCCCGTGGAAATTGTCAATGCTATACAATATGTGTTAAGTTCAAAAGTAAATATTCCTATCATCGGGATAGAAAAAATAAATGACATTGAAATGCAAAAACAATTAAAGGTACAACATGGTAAATTATAAAATACACGATAACGGTTGGACAGTGATGTTAGAAGATTTTGATTTTAAAACAGCCACACAAGAAGATATTAATCACATAGCAAGACTGTTAGCAACAAACACCTTGGTTATTGCTCGCAAACAAAATCTTACAATTCAGGATGAAATCCGAGTTGAGAATATGTTTAAAGATCCCCAGCGATTTTACCACGACGACGAAACCAGTCCAGACTATAATTTTAAAGGTGCTGAGATTCCAGAAGCAGATCGATATCTATTACGTGTAACTGCTGAATTGAACGAAGAAGGCTTAACTGGCATTGCAGGACACGAAAGTGAAATGCATTGGCATGCTAATGATCAAACAACTCCACATAGAAAATCTTTGGTGTGGTTGTACGGTGTTAAAGGCACTAAAGGATCTCGAACCAGCTGGAACAACAACATCATGGCTTATGAAAGTTTAGACGAAGATAAACGCAAGCCTTTAGAAAATTTAAAACTTACAGTATTAAAGAATGTTTCACTTAGAGAAGATCAAGCCGACGGCACTGATAAGATAGAAGATTACTGTCCAAATTTAGTAATGGAAAACATTGCAGGCAAAAAAGGATTTTATTTTCCGTTTTTACAAATATCAGGATTTGAAGGATTAAGCGATGAAGAGAGTAAAGAAATAATCTCTTGGTTATCTGAGTATACCATACAAGATAAATTTTGCTATCATCACGATTGGGAAGACGGTGATGTTATTATTACTGAGCAATGGTTGGGTATTCATAAACGTTGGCCATTTAAAGAAATAGAAAAGCGCCTACTACATCGCGGCGCTTTTGAATTCCCAGATCAAGATTATAAAAGTTAAGGCAGTTCGTCAATAACAATATATTCGCCAGTAATACCTTGTTTGACTGCTGCATCTTCAATTAACTGTTTCCATTCATCTAATCCATCGTGTCTTGCAATAATTATATGCATACGATCTTCGTTGCTTTCATTAATTACTGAATGATGGTAATGTAAATTCATAGCATACACACCGCCTTCTTCCATAATTAATTCTTCACCGTCACCCCATATCCATTTACAGCCTACAGGATTGTTAAGAGCAACATTTATATTTTCAATCAGTTTCATTCTAGAATCACTGTGCAATTCTATTCTGCCCCCAGCACGTAACAGCATAAATCTAACACGCCCATAGGTCTTGCAAGGAAACACTTCCTTAAGCCATTTGGTTGTCACTGGACACAAGTCTGCTATTTCAGTCCATATCATATCCTTGCTGGCATCTTTACCTTTTTTGTATCCGTAGGTATCGTAGTTCTCGTGCTTATCCCAACCCAATCCGTGTAGTGTTAGACTTTCCCAACCATTGTGTCCATATTCTCCTGCACGATGAGGAGAAAATTTATCTATAAGTGCAAACGCTTCAGCAAGCATTTCTTTGTAAGGTAACGGTATGTCTAGTTTTAAATATCTGCCTTCGGATTGATAATAGTCTCTCATGATAAAATCCTTACTTCTCCAGTTAATGGGCAATAACTTTTCCAGTTTTCTTTTTGCCATGGCGGACAATTGAATTCGTTTATGTCAGACAGGGCAAAATCAGATACTTTTCCAAAATAGATTTTTTCAGTATCTTCTAATTTTGTGTTGTATATGTAACCTAATCTAGTTGGTATATGCAGCCAAATGTCTGGATTTATTTTTTTCAAATTAGTAATCAATGCATTCTCTCTTGCCACTCTAAAATTAACAGGAGAAAAATGTGCATACGGAACATGATTAAATGCATCGCTTACATTTACCAATGTAGTTTCATTGGGACTAATATAATCGAAATTATTATTAGAAAAGAAATCAGTCAGCACAAAATTAAATTTTAACTGTTTAACTTTATTCCATGTTTCTTGAAAATTTTCAAATTCCTTTTCAAATTTTACAAACCATTCTCGTATTCTGCGTTCGTGGGTAACTAAATCTAATTGATAGTTGTTAGGTACAAATTTTAATTGCTTCATGTAAAATGATGCATAGTCTGTACCGTCCCATTCTTCTACCATAGCTTTCATGAAACTTAGCACAGGATAACTAATATCCATGAAAGTTAATTTTGTATTTTCGTGATAGCCTAGTCTAGTTATATTGTGTACCCAATTTAACCCTGTCCCCGTAGTGACAAAATGGTCTAATGTATTTCCAGGCACAGCAATGTGTTTAGGTAGCGTGTCGCTGTTCCATGGTGTAACCATAGTGTTGCAAATCAACGAGTATCCAAACAGCAAAGGAGCATGAGGTTCTCTAAAAAATGTGTGATTATATTCGTAATACAGATATTTTTTTCCGTTACGGATCTTATCGCCTACATCACAAAAAATTGCATGGTTCTTCAACCCAGTCTCAATAAGATTCCAACCGTGGCGTTTATGTTTATAAATTCTTTCAGTTGTTCCTTCTTTGACCCATACAGGAATTTCTGTATCTTCACGAACACATTCGTCACTGCGCAACGGCTCTATTTTAGTATGTTCTTCATTCCAAGAAACTTGCCCTATCTCAGGACATCCTATTCTTTTGTATTCTTCTAAATTTACAATAAAAAATTGATTGTGTATTTCATAGTATGCATCATTTCTGTCTAAAATATGACCGGCCACAGTAAAATGTTCTTTGCATTTTTCTTCAACTGAATTAATAATATTTTCGGACAGCGTAGGATGGGTTCCTGTAATCACAAAAACTGCATGAGAATAAAAATCATCAGATGTGACTCGCTTTAATAATTTGTCACTATCGTCATCAATGATAATATCGTTTCCACTGTTTATAACAAGTGAAAGAAAATAGTCGCTGACATTTCTAGCTACTTCTTTAGAATAAGTGCCGGCCTGATTTTCAATATTATCTAAGATACAATAAACTATTTTATTTTTGTGGTTAACAACGTAATCCATTTAATTTTCCCTGTTTTTAAACATAGCCAAACGCCCATATTCTTTCTCTACACCACCAGCACTCTCCGCAATGCGACTCAGGGTGATTATCATTTTCGCAACTTCGTGTAACAGGAAGCAAACTGTGTTCAACGTCTAGTGTTCTATATATTCTTGCTATGTCTTTTTTATCGTGATTGAAGAAAGGAATATAAGCACGTTCGTCTATTGATAGTTTATCAACTACCCTGCCATCGGTAGTAAGAGGAACTTCTGAAAAACTTGTTGCCAAAGCAACTGGAATACTAAATCCAAACAATGGATGTTCTTCTTCTGCTGCCCTAAATTTGTTATGCCAATCGGGTTGCTGGTTAGGCCATTTTGACAGTTCTTCTAATGGAGGAAATTTAGTCAATCCCAAATAAACGATATCGACTTCTTTTTTATCTAGTGCTGCGGTTAACATGTTAATATAGAATTCTGCAGACTCGTCGGGATCTACATAAGTTTTATGTACTGTATAATTAACATTACCTGTAAGTTTAGAGCAGGTTGCAACTACATCATCAAAATGTTTTTCTAAAATCGGCCTACGATATTCAGCCATCATGTTATAGATATGTATGTGAGTTTTGATATTTGACATCAGTATGTATAATACCGCCGCACTATCAGCACCACAACTAACTCCTACACCGACTGGGCCGTCTTGATACAGTCCTATTTTAATTCCGTCAATATCGATATAATTTAAATTTACCATTTTTTATACTTTGCAAGTTCTTCTAAAAATTTCGTCGGGTATAATTCCCAAATAGTTTGCTCTGTGCCACGGTACATCATTTCTCTAATGCGCAGCATTTGTCCGGTAGCTTCCATAGCTGGTCCAAATATACGATGAACAAGTCGCTGTGTCCCTACATCACTTTCATTACTGGTTATAAACAGCCTACTACCCTTAGGCACCCATTCAATACAGGCTGGAATCAAAAATTGACTAGTGGCATGTTGATGAGTTACAATTTGATTGCGAGTACGTAGTGTATCCATGGGCAACATATCGCTGAATACACAAGTACGTGCGGCGATGCGATAGCAGTTATCTCCCATCTCTGGAAAACTATGTGCGCCTACACTACCCACGGCTTTATCGTTGTAATAAAGAATCCACACGCACCATTCTTTTTCTTTTGCTAAACTATCTACTAGCATCTTTTGACTGGCGTTGTTTACAAAACCTCGATTTTTGGCCTGTTCGTAGAAAGAAGATAAATCTAAATCTGGAGACCAGGGTATTATTTTATACATTCTTTTACACGCTCAATAAAGTCTTCAGGATAGTTTGTTCTAAAACTTTCCCAACACAACTGATCCATGACCTCCCACGGTTGTGGCGTGTTCCATTCTATACCTAATCTATCTAAATGCTTACGCATTTCAGCCTGTCTGTTTGAGTGTATATGACTTTCAACATCTTGTATAGTAACCCAGGGTTCAGTTGTACGATATGTAAAAAAATAATTGATGCTTTTAAGGCGACCGTCTACTACAAAATAACTGCTAGGGTGCATACTATATTTGTGTAACCCTAGACTCTTGTGAGCTCGAATTATGTCTAGCATTTGTTCCTGCCAGTCGGGAAGTACTTTGTCAAAATTTGCTTTATTGCATCCTGCTTGTTCCCAAAAGTCAGGACCTTCTATTTCTAAAAATAATCTTTGTTTATCTAATTCTATATTAATAATTTTTGGAACTAAATCTGGAAACGCATTACGCATCTGTGTAAGGTAGTTAACTTCACGTAACCATTTCTCCTGCATGAGTAATGGATCAACAACTTGATTTTTTCCTTGATGATACTCGCTGTCGTTATGGTACCATTGGCAGAATGTTTTTTTATCTTTGCTGATTAGGCTTGTATAAATTAAATTGTTTCTGCTTGGACTTTCGCCCGGAACGTTGTTATAGTAATACTCGAAGTCTAGCACTCTAATTTTCCTCTACACACTAATTTATGCCATAAATAGATGCGTCTGTACAAATATGGAGTAACAAAATGGATTATAAATTAGCCGAAAACGGCTGGACCGTTATTATCGACGATTTTAACATGGAACACGCGACCCAGGAAGATATCAATTTTATCTGTAAGTTGATCAGTCGCCACACATTGGTTGTGCTTAAGAATCAACCAACATTAAGCGTAGCTCGCCAACTAGAAATTATACACATGTTCAAAGATCCTTCTCCGTTGTTTAATAAAGAAGATCAAAACTTTGTAGACACCGCAGTTGATCCCGACGGACTAATTTGCAGAGTAACCGCAGAAAAGAACGAGAATGGAAAAACTGGCATTGGTGCTAATCCAGGAGATTTTGATTGGCATGCTAATGTTACATGGCGTAAGATTCGTGAGCCAATTATTTGGTTACATGGAGTTAAAGGAACCAAAGGGTCAACTACCAGTTATAACAACAATGTATTAACCTGGAAAGAACTGCCTAAGATATTCAAAGACAAAATTAGAGACTATAAGTTGATCATTACTGGCGGTGTGCGCCACGATGGTACTCCTATTTTTGCAAGAGATGACGAAGATCGTAGTGAGAAATTTAATCACCCGTTAGTATACATAAGCCCGTTAACTGGAGTTGAAGGTATGTATTTTCCTTACTTACAAGTTAGAGGATTTGTAGATGTTCCGCAAGCTGAAGCAGAAGAATTAATTAAATGGCTCGGTGAATACACCATTCAAGAAAAATACATTTACCATCACCACTGGGAAGATGGGGATATCGTGCTTGGCGATCAATGGCATGGTATACACAAGCGTTGGAAGTTTGTTGATTTAGAAACTAGGGTATTACATCGTTGCGCCCTTTATTATCCGGAACAGGACTATAGTGTATAAAGTAGATACAACATCAGTATGCGAACATTGCTATAGGCATGTACCAGCAGTTCGCTTTGAACGAGATGGTGCAATCTGGATAAGCAAAAAATGTAAATGGCACGGTGAGTCTGAATATCTCGTAGAACCTAATGCTGATTTTTATATCAACTACAAATATCCAAAACCTTACAATACTACATATTGTTTAGACATCACCAATAGATGTAATTTAAATTGTCCGCATTGTTATCAAATTCCAGATAACATGAGTAAAGATCCTACCATAGAAGAAATACTTAATACTGTAAAATCATGGAAAGACGACGGATATGGTATAGCACTAATGGGTGCTGAACCAACGGTACGAAAAGATCTGCCAGAGCTATGCAGACAAATACAAGCACTACCAGGACAGACTCGCAGAATTATGATCTTAACAAATGGTGTATATCTATCTGATTACGAATATGCTAGTCAATTTGCGGACATGCCTGATGTGTTATGGACTTTTGGATTAAACCATCCAGACTATCAAGGCGCAACTGTTAGAAAGAAACAAATCGAAGGCATTGAAAATTGTTTAAAGTTAGGTATGAAGATTAAGAATGTCAGCTATACTCTCGAGACTGTGGCTCAACTTGAATACTGCTTAGAAGAAATACAGACGTTTGGAGATAGAATTTGTCAACAGTATAGAATACGAGTTGGGACTGATATTGGAAGACACCCTGGCGAAGAAAAAATATATCTATCAGAACTATTAGATTTAGTAATAGCAGTATGTGATAAAAAAGGTTGGACACACGAATATGATCCGGCGTACGGAATTAGAGTACATTACCCATTGCGTATTAACGGTATACTGGTTAAGATTATACAGTGGCCAGATGTTCGAACTATCGACCTTGAGGAAGACCAAACAGAATCATGGGCCGACATGTTACCTGGTAAACCTGTAAGTCCATTAGTTCATCAAGTTATTCTAAGAGATGGTGCAGTAAATAAAAATTTACCGTTGTACGACACAGTTCCTGAAAAGTATCAAAGGAAATACAATGCACGGGATTAATAATAAACCATATTATGATATGACGCCATATTTAGATATGGATCAATTTGATAAACTACAGCCCGAGATACTAACAGGGTTTGCTTTAGCACGACACTATGCTAAAGAAGGTACATGGATGAAACCGGGTTTCACTTTTGATGATATGAGCTATAAACTTAGTTGGAAACCTATCTACCAATCTATGGATGAGTTTATGGAACTACCTAAAGACGATCCTATATATCAAGCAGGCATGGCCCTAATGCCTAAGAATTTTAAAAACTTTCAAGAACGTAATGTGTTTACACGTTTTTTAAAAATGGCCATGGGTGCATACGATCCATACATTTATTATTATTTGTGGGAAGAAGGCTCATGGGATGACAGAACTGCTAAACGTAACTTGACACCTGAAGCAGAATATTTTCCTAATGTAGTTAAGTGGGTTGAAAGTCTAGTAGGTACAGTGTTTGAAGACATTGGTCGTGTTATATTCTTTCATTGCGAAGCAGACGGCATCCCATTTGAGCATAGAGACTTAGATGCTAATAATGGTATCGATATTGTCAGGCCACACCGTAATGAATTTATACATATACGTCCTAATACCAAGAAAGCCATGTACTTATGGGACCCAGAGACTAAAGACAAAACTTATCTAAACACTCGAGCTGCTTGGTGGAATGATGTAGACTGGCATGGTGGGGAGAAGATCATGGAACAAAGTTATGGCTTACGCATTGACGGAAAATTTACAGAAGAATTCCGTAAGACACTAGGTATCGATCACATAGAGGCATACTAAAATGCAGTACTTCAGTACGCAGCTTCCTATAACATTTGATTTAAACGAAGCTGTTAGTTATTATCACGAATTAGAAAAAAATTATCAGCACCTAAAATGGACAATGCCTGAATTAGGATTCCGCCACACAAAAGAAAATATAACTCCAACAATAACCGGGTGGGCTATACAAACTCCAAAGGCTGTGGACGAACCACATTGTATGTTATACGATACAAATATACAGGGTAGAGAATTCTATAAAGAAACCCCTTGCGCATTTGGTTTTGCACAGAAACTGCTGACTAAATTTCCAACAGCATTTAGGATGTATATAACCGTTAACTCACCGGGCGTAATAGTTGTGCCACATGTTGACAATGAAAATATTCCTAGACGAGTTTACAAAATTATAATTCCTATACAAACTAACAACGATGCTACGTGGACAGTTGACGAAGGTACTATTCATTTAAATGCTGGCGACGTTTATCTTGTTGATACTTTAAAAACACATGGTACACAAAATAATGGTAACACAGATCGTGTACATTTTATGTTCGAGTTGCTTGCAGAAGATTTAGAATTGATAAAAAATACAACAGGATGTATATGAAATACATAGGTAATTTTTTAGAATGGATGAATGAGCAAGGTATTGTAGCACATCTAAAATCTTGCCAAGGCGACAGTACACCGGTATGGCAACCAGATAGATGGAGCGGTAATCCAACGTTAGAAAAATTTAAAGAAATGGCTCGGCCAGGATATTCGAGTAATAAACATTTCTTCCATCAAATGAATCCCGGTTCTAAAGAAATGCAGGACTTTAAATTTGTATTACCGGACTTACCCGAAAAGCGAAGCAACATAAATTGGTGGTTTGTTATGCTATATCCTGGCGAGTTTCAAGCCATGCACATTGATCCACAATTAACAGAAGTTAATAATCCTGTGCGTTATACCATGTTCCTACAAGACTGGGAGCCCGGACATATATTTGTCTACGATGACAAAGTTTCTGCAAATTACAAAGCTGGTGATGTGTTTGAATGGAGCGACCCTATGACTGTGCATGGGCCTGCAAACATAGGTTACACTGTTAGATATACTTTACAAATAACTATGTACGATTAACTTGCTCTTCAATTTTAATAAATGGGGAACTATTTCCACATAAAATAGTACAAGGGGATGATGCATATTCGTCCCATTTTTTATGAATAAGTTCTTGCCATATCGGCTGATCCATAATGTGTTTAATGCCGTGTATGTTGGAATCTAAACTGTCAAGGCCGCCATATTCGGCAATTAACTTATAGACTTCTTGTTGTAACTCTCTAGCAATACCAATTACTGAGGTGCTGTCTATTAAATTATATTTTTTATACAATTCAACATCATAGTTTGCATAGAGGAACGACCCAATTAAACAACATGGCATTAAATGACCGTTAGCATCTATATATAATTCTTTAGAATCAAGAGCAAAACAACTAACATCTATCTTCCATGTCTTGTAATCTTTTAAATCAACAAATTCTACTGGTTTAATGTTACTGCTAATTGGTTGTTCTATGTAATGGGTTACAACTCCTGCCCGGTCTACCACAGGAAATTGTTTTCCAAATCGTTTGCTTGTCTTTACATCGAATGTTTTAAAACCTAATGTGTTGGCAACATTACGGGCAACATCAACTTGATGTTCATTATGTTTAAATTTAATGTACATCCAATGAGCGTTGCCGCCAGCATCCATAAATGCAGTAGCATTACGAATAATTATATCGTAATCTGTTCCTATTCTGTACAAACTGTGTGTATCTTTTAGACCATCTATTGCAAACTCTACCATATGATCAGCTGGTAACGCTCTTGCCAACGATTCCCACCATGCAATATTTCTGGCACTACCATTTGTATGAATCTGTACGCTAACAGAACTATGATCTTTTAGGTATTGACACATATCGATTAAATCATTATTCAATATTGGATCGCCAAAGTCACCACAAAAATTTACACATTTGATCTGTGCCAATACTTCAGAATTAAATATTTTTTTAAATTGATGCAAGCTCCAATCACTAAGAGGTAATGAAGGATTGTCAATACCGCCGTGGATGTTTCTTAGGCACATAGGACAGCTTGCCTGGCATCTGCTGGTAATTTCAACCTGTATGTGATGTAGATCAGTAAACGAAAACATTAGTATCCTAGTATATGAAACATGTATTTGTTTTTTAGTCCGCCGTTCATCCCACAATGCCATTCTCTATAGTTGCTCCACTTGACTATAGTACCTACGGCATTGTTAATAAAATATTCTTTGCCTAATATAAAAACATGTCCAATAGCAGGTTCGCTAATAAACACAGTATAGCGTTTTAGTAAACCATGTGATAAGTATTCTTGTTCGTTATCGTCGATATCATAATGGTATCCAGTCATGTATCCAGGCTCAACACAACTGATCCAACTACGTAACGGAGTGATAGATAGCTCTGCTGCAATTTTTGATTCTATCTCTTTAGTGTCGTAGTAGTTTATCCACCTAACACTAGCAGTATTAAAATTGTTAGACTCCCACAGCTCGACCATTTCTTTATACTTTGGATTATCCATATTCCAGTTAGCCGGATTGACTGTAATGATACGTCCGTCTTTAAGATTGTCCACTACAGTTTTCCAATTAATCATCATTCACCTCTTCAAATAATTTAGGAAATACTGAATCGGGCCAGAAGTTGTTTAAATGTTGAGTAAGTGTGATCTTAAAAAACTTCTTGAAATCAATCTTTCCGTCGTCGGTTGACTCATCAAATCTATAAGCACCTTCTGGTCCAATTATTTCTTCGATGATTTTACGGTCAATAAATCTCTCACTATAAGGAACTACTGAATAATAATCAATAGTCTTTAATTGCCCTTGTTTAGAAATATAAAAACAATGTGGGTACAGAGACATCTTCCAACAGTTTTCTTTTTTAATATCCTTTAAAATTTTACCAATCTGTTCTTTCCATTCGGGAAGTTCTTGATTTAGATCTCTATTAGGATCAAAAACTATTTGAGACAATGTTTCATTATTCCACTCAATGATAATTTTTCTATTCACTGTGTCTATTTCGTAAACTGCAGGAGTTGAATCTAGATGACTAAATTCTTGGAGGAAGCGAACTTCTCGGTCAAAGAACCAAGTAATTACATCTTCTGATATTACAGAAGTTTGATTCCTATAAGAAGGATCAGAACAATAGTGCATACACATCATTGTGCCTTCTGGATTTACTGTAGGAGTATATAACAGATTAGATTCCGATGGGTTTCCATTGGGTTGTAACTTAAGATAATACTTCCAGTCTGTTGTGTTAATATTCATTATGCTGTCCAACTTAATTTATTATCAATATATTTTTGTACAAACTGTTTAAATTTTAAATCATCTGTATCTACACCTGTAACTTTTTTATCGTATATATTTTGATAATCATTTGTTTCATTGTAAACAAACAGTCTATCAGATAAAAACGGGTTACACCCACGCAATCCAATAAATCCTTTATCAGAATAGAATTCTTTTACAAGTGCTTCGGCTTGATACCAATCCATGTTGTTGTGTTTCCAAATAACAATGTCGTTCCTAGTACTGCCAACTCCACCACCCCTAGGTGTTGTAGACTTGAATATAACATTTCCTCCGCTATCTTTTGAAACTTCGTAGCCTGGATTTTGTCTGGCTTCTAATTTAAGCAGTCCATTACTGACCAGCTCTTTGGTAAACCGGCTTTGGTTAGTTAATGTCTCATCGTAGTCAGGCACTTCTAAGATATGTGCAGATGCGCTTTGTCTAGTCCAGTAGGTATTAAGCCAATCTAAAGATGTGTTCCAGGACTCTACACTTTCTCCCGGTATACCGCAAATCATCTGTATGTTTGCTCTGTAACGTTTAGGTGCATGAATATCTGTATACTCTTGGAAGTCTAATAGTCCTTGTTGTAGCTTATCTGGATCCATACCTTTGCGTACAAGTTTACCAGCAGCATGATTAAATGTTTCAATACCCATGCTGTGTCCTAGGAAACCTAATCTAATATAAGTGTCCCAGTGTTCTCGATGTTTAACGACTAAGTCACCACGAGCAAATCCACATATCCAAGGATTATAGTTTAATTCATCAACTGCATCTGCATACTTTTGCAACTTCTCAGGACGATCATTAAAGGTTTCGTCCATGACTCGCCAATTTTTAATGCCCCACTTTTCATATCCTGTTTGCATTTGCAATTTAAATTCTTCTTTGCTTACACTAACGTCCTTGGCTTGTCCTATGATAGGGAAGTTACAATAACTGCAACTGAACATACAGCCACGTGCAGTTTCGATCTGAGGACATTCATATGACATCATAAAGTCACGTGCTTCGTAATCTACTAGATAGCTGTCTAATGGCGCTGATGGATAATGGTATAAACCTCTAATTACTTTTTTACTGCCAAAGAATGCCGGGTCAGTTAATAAAGGTGCGCCTAATGTTCCAATAAGGTGTTGGCATAGAGCCAGTACTGCGTTCTCACCATAGCTGTCTACCCAGTAGTCTACTCCTTCTGCCGGTGTGACCATTGCATTGTTGCCGCCTACCACAATAGGTATGCTAGGATATTCTTTTTTCAGCCATGCGATAAATTCGTTTAGGTAAGGACTCCACGGATTAAGGAATGCTGTGCCAAAGCAAAACATAACTGTCTTGTCTGAAGTTCTTGAACGTACAAGTTCTTGTAGTTCTTCAAGTTTCCAAAATGCTGTAAAGTCTACAACTTCTGCATTCCAGTCATTCATTCTTAAGAATGTGGCCACGCGGTGAGACCACAAGGCCCTTTCCCAGCGTTTGCCGGTTAATGAAAAGAACAACACATGATTCATAATATTTTAAATTCTTCTGGTAGCATACGTTTAAACGATTCTAGTTTATCTTGCTCTATGTTGAACTTTATTGACACAGCACCCTGCGTAAAATTGTTTATGAAGCCTAGTTTATTTGCTTCGTTAAACCAAGGACTCATCGTGTTGTCGAATAAGAATCTAGCATGATTAGTGTTTTCCATGCTTGTGGCCAGCGACACTTCTATTGGATTAGATAATATGTTCTTCTTTAATAGTTTACGCACAACTAACTGTACTCTAGCCGTACGTCCAAAGTTAGTAGCAGTATGCAAGAAGCTGGCATCCATATCGTGCCAAATACCATCTTGTGATAATAGATGCATTGTTTCTTGAACTAAATTAATTAGATAGCTATTGTCACCTAGTATGTTTAGATGGTACCTATCATCTATGTCTGCATGGATTTGGTAGCATTGGCCTGGATCTAAAATAATAATCCTTGCTTCGCCCTTGGCAACTGGCAACGAATCGTAAAGGGTTTCCCAAACTGTGCCTTTGTATTCATCCTTTAATTGCCACGGATCATAAAAGAAATCCCCAGTTGGCTGATTAATTGTTGTTTTCATCCCGGCTTCTGGTAACGCAATACATGCGTCTTGAAATAGAGATGTGTTGACTGTGTATTTGGTTGGGGTTAACATGAAATATTTATGTGCTACTATTATATGGTTAAATATTTCATGGAAAGAATAAAACGAGCTACCAGCTATGATCCTAAATGGCTAGAAACTGACAGGCCTCAACCGTTAGTGGATTTGGTTATTGAACAGCTAATACAAGATGTGCTGTCTGGAAAAACAGATAAAGACATTACAGATAATGTGTACCTTAATTTTAAACAGGAAATGACTGATTGGATTTTTGGCAGCAAACTTAATACACTATCAGGATTTGAATCCTTTAATCGAGTTGATATTATCAACGGGTGTACTCAGTTTATTGATGCGATTTACATGAGAGGACCAGTGCAGGTATTACAAGGTGATTATAAGTATCATCATAGATTGGGCAATTGGGGACGAACCGTCGGCAATTTATCTACCAATGTGCCATTAATTATAGCAATGCCATTTCCTAGTACAGGTGCTGTGCATGGACAAATAAAGGAGATTCTAGATGAAGCGCAAGACAAAGGAATTAGTGTACATGTGGATGGCGCTTGGCTTACTTGCTGCCGCGGAATTGACTTTGATCTATCTCATCCTGCAATTAAGTCTGTAGGTATAAGTCTAAGTAAAGGATTAGGGTTAGGATGGAACAGAATTGGCCTGCGTTGGACCAGAGAGAAAAACCAAGATTCTATTACTATCATGAATGATTTCAATATGAATAATCGAGCTTTGGCAATTATTGGATTACATTTTATACGCAACTTGCCAACGGATTATCTTTGGAATACGTATGGTGAAATTTATCATAAAATATGTAAAGATTTCGATCTTACTCCGACCAATAGCATTTATCTTGCATTGAGAAACAATCAACCCGTTGGACTAAGTCCATTAATTAGATATGTCGCAGAACAGTAAAACATTTTGTATGCACCCCTTCACTGGGTTAGCAACTAGAGAAGATGGCGCAATACAAGTATGCTGCCGTAGCCATCCTATTGGATTTATACAAGACAACACCTTAGAAGAAATCTGGAACGGAGACAATATGAAACGTATCCGTAAACAGGTACTGTCGGGAGAAAGGCCTTCTGAGTGTGAACCGTGTTTTAGTTTAGAGGATCAAGGAGTTGAAAGTCTTCGTCAACGACACGTTGCAGGAGTAATTCCAGAAGCACGTATTACCCTATATCCTAATGCTGTTAGCACAATGCGCAAAGACTATACGATGCCGTTTGAGATTCCTACTATGGAACTTAAACTAAACAACCTGTGTAATTTAAAATGTCGTATGTGCCATCCTGGAGATAGTACTAGTTGGAACGACTGGTCAGAAGTTAAAGACTTTTACAAAGGTACTGGCAAAGTTATTTTTGATCTAGTAGAAGAACATAATTTAGAAAAGAAACCACTGTTAGATAAGTTTGAAGACAATCCCAAATGGTGGGAAAGTTTAGAAAAGAACTTACCGCATTTTAGACGTGTAGAATTTGCTGGTGGAGAACCACTAATGGATCCACAGCACTATCGCATATTAGATATGCTTGCACCTTACGGGCATCAAATTGAAATTAAGTATGCTACCAATCTAACTACACTAGGTAAAAGCAACCGTACTATCTGGGAGTATTGGCCTAAGTTTAAAAGTGTAGCAGTTAATGTAAGTATTGACGGTATCGGTACAAGTTACGAATACATTCGAGGCAATGCATCGTGGGCAGAGCTCATAAACAACATTAGACAAATACAAAATGTTTCAAACATCAGCCGCATCGTCGGTGCTGTAGCAGTACAGGTCAGCAATATTCTTATATTAGATAAAATGATAGAATATTTTTTAAATGATTTAGGCATTGTATTTTATACCAACATGGTAAAATATCCCGATGTCTTGTCAGCACAGGTATTACCTAAGCCTTTAAAAGCATTGGCTATCATGCGGCTTGAAGAAGTTAAGAAACGTGTACCCGACTTCAAATATGTCAAGGCTAATCCTATTTTATTAAACATTACTCTAGAACAGATTAATGGAATTATCAATTACCTTAACGCTGTGGATCAAAACGACAAGTGGGAAGACTGTGTAGAATTTAATCGTAAGTTAGATATCACCCGTCACCAAAGTTTTACAGACATTACTCCGGAATTTAAAGACTATGTATAAAGTTACCAGTGCTTGGCCGCATCAAGATCAAATTAAAGTTGAGTGGAATCTAGGTAAACGCTGTAATTATGATTGTACATATTGTCCTGCATCTATCCACGATAACTTTAGTCCCCACACTGATATTAATGTTTTAGAAGCAGCAGTTGATAAACTTTGCGAATTAGGAAAACCCTTGCGTATAAGTTTAACCGGGGGAGAACCCTGTGTGCATCCAGACATTGAGGATTTTTTAGAATACTTAAAACGTAAAGATATATTTTGGGTTAACCTAACAACAAACGGCACTAGGGGATACCAGTGGTACTTGCACAATGAAATGTTCTTCAATCATCTTGTGTTTAGTTTACACTTTGAAAAAATGGACTGGACACGGGTGTTTGATACTATTCTAAAGTTTTATGATGAAACTGATAGAGATTTTTTTGTAAATGTTATGGCCCATCACAGTTACATGCACAACGTAAAAGTTGTTGTTAAAAAGTTTGATGAGCTGGGAATTAAATATGCCATTCGTAGAATCCGTTGGACTGAAGGCGACCATAACGTATTCGACGATTTAAAATACGATGGCAAGGATCTAGGATGGATTTTAAAGCATGACGCCACAGTTAAACCTAATTGCAGAATTGACAACGAACAAATAATTCATGCCAACGATGTTATTAAAAAACATATGAACCAGTTTAAAGGTTGGACTTGCAACGCAGGTATAGAAAGCCTGATGATAAATTGGGACGGAGATGTACACCGAGCGACTTGTAGAGTGGGTGGTAGTCTAGGCAACATATACAAAGGTACATTTACATCTCCTACCGATCCAGTCATATGTACTAGAGATTGGTGTACCTGTGCTGCTGATATTCCGTTAACTAAGACTCTTGGTTAGGTGTGTCTCTGGAATACAACTACAGCAGGTTATTTGACATTTTGATTGTTTGAATTCTGGATCAAACAAATTAATAAAATTACTATCTAACATATTATATCTTTGATCAAACAGCGTCTGTCCACAAGCACCTTGTATTATGCCATCCCAATTTACATAGATAGAATCTAATCCAATGTTACAATTCCAACCTGTAAAGTCAGTCCACCCATGATTGATATATGTGTTTGACGTTGCCATCACTGGCAGAGTTTTATCTTCTAACCATACAGCACTTTCAAATATCTTTATAGATCCGTCAAATATTAAGTTGTAATTTTTTAAAAACCAAGTTAGATTAGGCAATCTTTTTAATTCTTTAGACATATACTGCTTTTGCAATTTAGTATAGGGAAGATATCCTACAACTTCTTTAGCAAGGACGAACCAAGGATGTTTGCTAGATGCCTTCATGTATTCAACAGCAGCAACACATTCGTCCCATCTGGTTGGATCCATTAATACTAATACAGTTACTTTTTTGTTTAAAGCGTACAGCGTGTCAGCAACTTCGATCATGTGATCAATATTACTTTCTTTTACATGATGCGACAATGTTGCATTGTCAATTAAATGACCATTGTCTTTCCACCAGCGTAATGTTCGTGACCCGTTTGATGTAACGCTTACATAAACATCATTTGATTTTTTTATTTCTAAAATAAACTTATCTAAGTCTTTCCATACAGTGGGTTCACCGCCGCCTATGTCTAAATGAAATTTAGTTTTTCCTAGTTTAGTAGTGTACTCTTTAAACAGATGTTGAAAATTAGCAATTACAACATCGGTGTTAACCGGTGATTTAAAATTTCCTTCGTTAGAACCTGGGAAACAATAATCGCATTTGAAGTTGCACACATTACTTGGACTCCAACGTACATTTAAAATATTGGGTTTAGAAAGAGATTTTATTTTAATCGGTTTCATAAAATATGTTCTAGTTCAGGAAACACCGATTTGGCGCTCATGTGTCGAATTGAATCTAAATTAACAACGTATTCTTTAAAGTCTGGCAGTAGGTGTGTGTGATCTTCTGCTTGAATAAATTTTAAAATGCCTTCCCAACGTTTCCAACCGTATGGATTGTCTTTCCAGAAGTTGTCGTCTTGTCTATAATTGTCCCATAACCATTGTTTAAAGTCTGCAAACTGTTGTACAATTTCATCCTTGTCTGCTTGTGGTAAAATCCTAGCACTTAGAAATGTAGGAATGTATAACAAATGTAGGTTAATGATTCCGCCGCCAGTTTCGTATTCGTCAAGTGCAAATTTATTAATCTTTTTAAATCCTTGACTCAGTTTCCATTTGGCAAAATCAATGATATGTTTAACGTTAAACACCTGCACTGCGCAGGCTATTGCACAATGTATGTTATCGGGAGCATTATCCATTAACCAAAGACTGCGTTCAATGTCTGCCCAGTCTGTAGGATAACGAATATAATTGTTTCTTTCCATCACAGCATCAATACTAAATGCATATCGTACCTGTTTAAACTGACTCCATACATTGATGATGTCGTCGTTAACAAATATTCCATTACTGTTATATCGTAGGCTAATATTTTTAGCATAACCACGTTTGATAATTTCATCTAAGAACCGTCTATGTTCTTTAATCATCAACGGCTCACCACCTGCAAAGTATAACTGTGTTATGTTTGGTATTTGCTCAAACACATCATCCCAGAACTCTGGTTTTTCATACCAAGTATTATTGAATTCGGCTTTGTCAAATCCTACTTGTTTTAATACAATAGTGCTTTTTGTTTTTGCAATTAGTTTATCGTAGTCTTGCAACCAACGACTACTGTCATGCGGACTACACATAACGCATTTTAAATTACAAGTATGCCCAAGTCTTAAATCCAAGTATCGTATAACAGGAGGAACAGCACCAGTTAGATCAGTGTCTGCAATAAGTTTATTAAAATCTAATCCATCACGATTCCATTCGTACATTTCCCAAAGACGTTTGCTTACAACTCCGTTAGCTTCTTCTTCAAAGCATTTAGTACAACTTGCTGGTATCTTTCCTTCTAGCATTGTTGTACGTACACTACGCATATACTGATTGTTAAATGCTTCTAATGGTGTTTCTCTTCCAAAGTTTGCCGGAGTACCATCTTCTTTCTTGACCAGTCCTACTGCATAGTCGCCGGTGTGAGCTCCGCTGGCATTTGTAACACAACAAAGCCTAGCATCCCCATTGGGTCTAGTTGCTAGATGTATCCAAGGTAAAGCACAAAAGGTCGGTGAGCCTGTTCGTTCTTCAATTATCTTAATGTAAGTTTTAATTTTATTAGTCATTATTCCACATCACCGAAATATCATTAGAGTAGTTTAAAATTTTTCCATCCTCGTATTCATCTATAGCATTTTTAATAAATTGAAATACCATAGTATTTTTAACGCCTTCTAGATGATTTGGCCTATCATCTATTTTAGGATATTGAAATGTATTCTGTGCATCACCTGCTATGCTTAGACTATTAAGGGCTGGTCTAATTTCAACACCGTGTTTCCAATTATAGTTATAGGTAATACTGTTAGGATGAAATCCATCAAAGTCCCAAGACTTGGGATTACCAAATGCCCAAAAATGAATAATTTTTGTAGAAGAAGGAAATGTAGACAATACATTATTGTCAATATATTCTAAAATGGCTCGATGTTCAATCTCTTCTTTTTCTTGATCATACAGATATAGATAAAACTGTTTAGCAGCTTCCCATAAATCTTTAGTAAACGGATTTGTTTTTCCGGGATACTCTGTTTCAAACCATTTTTCTTTTTCTGGTCTATGTCCAGCAATGCCAGAGCTTGCGTGAATTGACCTAGCAGTTCTATTGAATAGTCGTCCTGAGTTGGTCCACACAAATACGCACACATCTGGAATTGACTGAGATGCGATTAATGGCTGCAATTGAATTAACAATGCATCCCAAACAGATGAACCTCCGTAGCCAAGATTAACTATATTGGCGTTGTAATAATCTCTTGTCTGTTCGATATAGGTTTGATATCCGTGTTCTATGCTGTGCGGATTATTCAATTTTGTACAAAAGCTATCACCAAAAAAGCCAACGGTTTTTATTTTGTCCTGCATTAAAAAACGTCCAAGTCTAAAAATTGATCTCTACACTGACTTACTTCTACCTTGGTAAACTTACCGCAGACTCTTGCACACATGATAACCGACTTGTCTTCAAACCCTTTGTTCCAAACAGTTTGCCAAGCTTCACTGTTAATAAGCTCTTTAATAGGATGTTTGTTTAAATTTAATCCTTCTATGCCGCCAAATGCTTCTAAGGCAGCAGTTAAACTTTCTTTGCTGTGTGTCATAAAATCCCAAACTAATTTGTTGGGTCTAGAATACTGATAGGGAACACTGGCTAAGAAACAGCAGGGCCACGCATATCCTTGAGAATCAATGTATAAACTTTTTGTTTCTTCAACTTCACAACTCACTGTACAGCTTGCAATTGCTTCTTTATAATTTTCAACAGTTTTTCTATCTATGAATGCTATCTTCTTTTCAGTTGGTGATTCTAATTTATAAGCAACATTGCCACTGCTATCTAATACTTCAAAATATGGATCTCCGATGAACCTACTGGTTTGTTTTTCGTGAAAACTTTCAAACCCTAGTTCTTTAGCCAACTGCCTAGCAGGCTCTAGTTGATGTTCATTATGCTTAAATGTGATGAAGTTCCAACGTGCTCGGCCACCTGCTGCAATAAATGATTTAGCGTTGCTGATAATTTTATTAAAATCCGTTCCTATTCTATACAAATGATGTGTATCTTCGAGACCGTCTATACCAAACAATACTATATGATTCTCTGGCATGGCTTTTGCCAAATCTCTCCACCAGGACGTGGTTCTTGCGCCACCGTTGGTGTGTACTTGTAAATCAATATTGGGATTTGATTCAGCAATATGCTCAACAATCTTAACTAGATCTTTATTTAAAATAGGATCACCATAGTTGCCACACAATGAAATAGCATTAACCTGTGCTATTAGCTCGCTAGGAACAATAGATTTAAATTTCTTTATATCTAGATTTTTTTCAATTATATTTGGGTTAGGTAAACCGCCGTGCTCGTTCCTAGCGCACATTGGGCACTTCGCCTGACATAGGCTAGAAACCTCTAAATGTAATTTTTTTATTTCTTCATACTTGTACATTATTTTTTTCCAATAATCATCCAACGTGTGTATAGAGGTAGTTCTAATTCGCCTGCCCATAATACATTAATATTGCTTTGTGTTTTAAATTCTTCAAGGCTTTTTGCTGTTCTAACGTGTTCTGTAATTTCATAATCGTTACTTTGCAATACTAATAAACTATTTTGAGGTATTCCGCTTAACCACAAATCGTATTGATCCTGAGTTATGTGTTCGCAACTGGTGTTAATGATAACGTCCGCATCGCTTCGTAGCTCACACATGTCTGCGGTAACGGCACGAAACTTTCCAACCATTTCTTCAATTTTATTCATGTTGACAGCAATAGGTTCGCACGTAGGATCAATATCTACGCTACGAATATTCAATACAGGTACATCGCTTTGAAATATCATACTGGCTAACACACCAACCCAACCGCCGTGAATATCAATAGTGACAAACTTTTTTACATGCGGACGTAAATTTTTAATTAACCATTCTTTGCTTTTTAATTGACCGCTCCAAAAGGCATCCATAGTTCGCATTGGCTCGGGACTTTGTCGGATAGCCTGCATCCAATGATGTAGATGTTCAGTGTTTATTTGCATAACTGTAATCCTTTCGCTATATCGTTAGCTGCCAATTTTGCTGATTCGATTCCAGGATGCAATAAATCTCTAGCCTTGTCGAGATTTTTAAAATGCTTACAGCCCAACCATTCATTTGGTCCAGAAAAAGATCCTTCAAAATATCTACTTTTGTGTTGCCACAACAGCGTTGCTGTCTTTTGAATAAATGTAGCATTCACTTTGGCATGGTGGCTGTTTTTATTCCACACATCCATAAGACTATTAGGTTCCATATTCCAGGAGCCATGATTTTTTATACTGCTGCGATTGTATTCGATCACTCTAGTATAGTCGGGCCAAATGTAAACAACAGCGAACGGTGTGGGATAACCGTCATCTAGGATAATAGAGTTGTGTAGAGCAAATGTCATAGACGACCCACCTGATCCTAAATTGACCACGGGGCGCCCTGTCATCTCAGATAATCTACTGCTGATAGTATCTTCATCACTTAGTCCAACACCATAGGCATTAGAGCATCCAAATATCACAATTGATTCCGCCCAATTAATTTTATCAAACTCGTCTGTTCTATATCCTTGAGAATTATTTTTATAAGTTACCTTATGTGTTCTGTAATACCAATCTTGTGATTGAGCTTTTAAATTTTTTTCAAATGTTTCTTTTGTGTCAGTTCCGCTCCACGACGGAGAAAGGTAAGTGTCCGTAGGAAGAAATTTATTTTTCCTAACATGATTCAACAAAGGATTAACTGTAAAAATATTCATTATTTGTTTTTAGGTATTTTCGAATCTGCCGAACTAACACAACTTGGAGTTATACAAAGTTGTGGATTTTTAAAAAGTTCAAACTTATCCAAAGTTCCCAGTATCTGATCATGACAACTGTATGATCGTTTTACCTCATTACTTCTTATTATAACACTTTGATATCCAGAATTGCAACTCCATCCTTGAAATTTGTTAAATCCAAACGCATTAAATCGTTCAGCCTGATCAAAAAGATATTCTTTATTATTGTTATCGTACAGTGCTATTTGGTAAATCTCTTCACCTTGTGATTTTTGTGGGAATCCCGTCTGCATCAAGTTAATCATTTCTTCTGTGTACCCATCTACAATTCCGCTGGCTGTTGGATCGCTTTGCGGTTTGAGCGTTACATTGATTCCACGTTTATGGAATCGTTCTAACCTCTCATATAACTCGTGAAACTTTTCTGGAACCATTACTTGATTAATGGTCACGTGTACTAGTTCGTGCATCAATTGTAGGCACTTGTCGCCAAACTCCTGTTCTCGGGCAAACTCATCATGAAAGCTGGCTGTAATACTACGACGTTGTAATAATTCAGTATTCTTACACCAAGTGTTCCACCATTTTGATCCAGGCGACAAATTGGTAGTCATGTGTATGCTTTGGTATGTGCTTTCTGTTTCATCTAGATGTTTAACCAAATCATTCAATTGTTTGTAAGCAGTAGGTTCACCTCCGCTGAAACTCCAATGGAATTGATTAAATCCATTTAGTCGAGCTTGTCTTTTAATTTCGTCTATGGCGTTAGTATAAACTTCAAATGATTGATAGTCCATTTTGTCGCTACGGGCATAAGGCCAACAATAGCTACAATTGTAATTACAAAATCTTCCCAATATCCAACTAGTGGAGAACAATGGACGACTTAACATCGTGCGTTGTCCAAAACGTACAATGTTTTGAAATGGTATTGTTTGAAAATTGGATATCATAAAGTGCTAATATTTAACCTATTATAGGTTGCTACTAGGCAAACGAGAGTATATAATATACATGTGGTCGTCAGTGGAACTTGGTAGACCTCCTGCTCGTTGGGAAACGATGCTTGG